CCTGTGGCTACATCAACAGTTCCAGAAGAGGAAGCATTAAAGTTAGCAGCTACTGTATAGTTTGCTGTAATAGTAGGTTGAGTAAGCAAGAAAGGGGGGTTACCTCCATCTACTTGAACTCCACCTACGTATAGAGTAGTACAATTAACTGTACCGTTTACATCCAATTTATAGGAGGTATCCGGAGTTGATGTACCAATTCCAACAGTTGATGTGTTGTATATAAATGTTCCAGAGTCTGTCCATATATTAGTAAGAGTAGTATTTTCCCATTTACTATTACTACTATTATACTGCAAGACTTGGTCATTTGCTAAACCACTAATATTAACATCATCTAAGGAACTTACATTTCGAGTGGTTAACTCCAATATATTATTGGAAGTATCTCGAACGAATAATTTCTTATCTGCTAAGTTAATAGCGATTTCACCTGCCTCTATATTAGCGGTACTAGGTACATTACTAGAGGTGGTGGTTCTTTTCGGTTTAAATTTTATGGCCATTTGGCTCCCCTTAATTTAATTTGCTATATAGCTGGGTTATAAATCGGCCTATATAAGGCCGGTTGCTAGTCTGAAGTGGTTAGGTCTGATACTTTGAATACCGATCCTGTACACACTTTAACTACTACATCCACTGCAATTGCAGTGTCCGTACTAGCCTCCGCATTATATGTACAAGGGATATCATAGCTTTCAGTTACTAAGGAGGTTGATTCATTGAACCAACCTGGCCCCACTTTCTTGCCTGAGGCAAGAGTTATCTGTCCGGAGGAGTTGAATATTCCATCTACTTCTAATGTGTAAGTGCCAGAGTGCGTACTCTTTCCTATAGATGTTTTGCTAGATGTTCCAGCATCCACATAATAGGTTCTACCTACACTAGTACTCCAGACACCTAAGTCTCTACTATAGTTCTCCCACCTACTATTACCACTATTATAGTGCAGTAGCTGAGTATTACTAATACCAGATAGATAAATATCCTCTAAAGATGCTGCAGTTCTGGTAGTTAACTCCAATATATTATTGGAAGTATCTCGAACGAACAGTTTTTTATCTGCTAGGTTGATAGCGATTTCGCCTGCCTCTAAGTTAGAAGTAGTAGGAACCGTACCCGCACTAGTAGTACGTTTTGGTTTTATGACATGGTACATATCTATTCCTATTAAAATAGGGCTATAAGGCCCTATTACTTTTTACTTAGAAAGTTCCGCCATCTAGAGTACTACTATCTAAAGAAGCCTCTAATGTGCCGGAAACAATGGCATTACCACTAACATTTAAGTTATTCTGAGTAGATATACCCCCTGCAACTCGTAGAGCACCAGTGGTGCTACTACTAGAAGTAGTGGTAGACTCAATATTCAAGTCCGCGGTACTATCTACATCAATTTTAGTTCCGGTATACGAATCTAAGTTATTTACTTGTAAAGTTGACATATGGTATCCTCAATTCTAAATTTCTTTGGTAAAAATCAATTATTAACCCAAGTGTGTTACTTAGGATAATATCAAAAGTTAAAAAGTAAACTTAGAACGTACCTCCGTCCAATTCATTAGACCACTCAGGAGCTGTTGCACCAGAATTCATCTTCATAAATTGACCGCCAGTACCTTTACTAAGCTTAGAGATAGTAGTAGATCCTGTAGCATACATGATATCACCAGAACTAAAGCTAGAAATACCTGTTCCTCCATAATCTACTCCTACCGTGTCACCCTGCCATGTACCAGAAGCAATAGTACCTAAAGTGGTAATCGCAGATTGTCCAGCCCATGTAGTATTGATCTGTATTGAGTTAGCATTAGCTGTAATACCATTTCCAGCAACAACATCAAGAGTGTTACCTGTTTTGGTCATACCAGTACCAGCAGTAAGTTGTCCAGCACCTGAGAACTGAGCGAATGTTAGACCAGTTGTACCAACTGTAACGTCCCCATTATTTGTAACTACCCAACCAGAGTCAGCATTTGTAGTACCTTCTTCAACGAAAGTAAATGTTCCACCGCTTACTTCAGAACTTGCATCGAAGTCTGTAGCTCTTGTAGGAGCTCCTGAAGCATTTACAGTATAAATACCATTTTCAGAAGCAGTTGACTGATTCTTAAGGAAAATACGATCACCAGTAGCTAAAGTAACACCATCAACAGTGCTTGCATTATCGAAAGCTGAAGCCAGAGTACCAGAAGCTGTAGTAGCTACACGAACTGAGTCTTTAACATCTAATCCAGTTTTAACTGCATCTACATATGCTTTAGTAGCTGCATCTTGAGCCTGTGAAGGATCTGCAACATTTGTAACTCTGTTTGCACCCATTGTAACTGTTTGTGAAGCAGAAACTGCTAAACCATCTAATGTACCTACTGTAGTAACGTTTGTTTGAGCTGCTGTTTGCAATGTACCAGTTACGTTTGTAGCTGTAATATCGCCTGAGCCTAAGTTAATGTCTTTGTTAGCGTCTACAACTAAAGCCTTAGAAGCTACTGCAGTACCTGCTGTTGCGCCGTCCAATACATTAATCTCACCTGAGTCAGCAGTAACAAGTACCCCACCCAATTTAAGACCATTTGTGCCATCGTGAGATGCAACATCAAAGTCATTAGTACCATCAGCAATAGTAGCATCACCACCAACTGTTAAGCCTGTTAATGTGCCTACTGTAGTAATATTGCCCTGTGAAGCCGTAGCTATAGAACCTGTAAAGTTAGTAGCAGTTACATCACCAGTACCTAAGTTAATATCCTTATTAGAGTCAACTACAAGTGCTCTAGAGGCTGTTGCTGCACCAGCAGTAACACCTAATTCAGCTGCCTGAACTTTGTCAGAACCGATAGAAGTAACACCTGCGCCCGTCATAGTAACGTCGCCAGACATTGCTACTGAATCCCAGTCTGTTCCATCTGCAACCATCATATTTCCAGAAGTTGCTGTGTCCGTACCAACGTTGTCTAATTCTGCTAAAGAGTTAGAACCTAAGTACTTAGCTGCAATCTTCTTGTAAGAAGATGCAGAGTTATCATAAATTAGTACATAGTCGTTGTCGCCATCAGGGTTTGCAGCTAAAGCTGTTTGTCCTGTGATAACATCAGTGTTAACCATAGCTTTCTGTACTGCATCAGTACCAATAGTAGCTGTAAGTGTAGCATCTGTTAAGTTTGTTAATGTTGCTGAACCTGATAAGTCTCCGCCTAAAGTGATCGTTGGATCAGCAGTAAGTGCGAAATCTAAAGTATTGTCAGCATCTTGGTAAGTTACCTCAATACCTGTTTCAGTATTGCCAGTTACCATTGCCCCAACTGCATCTGCGATTCCTTCAGAACCACCAATTACAGTCACATTAGAACCACTTGTACCAATAAATAAATTATTGGAATTTTCCGAATAGGCTAATTCGCCCTCAGCTAGACTACCCGGTGTTGCGCTGGTAGTACTGCGTTTAATTTTAATTACGTTTGCCATTTAAAAATACCCTCCATTAAGAGTAACATCAGAATACTCTGCAGTACCTGAACTTTCCGATAGTTGAGCTGCTATAGTTATTTCTTCCCACGTAGTGTTCCGATATACCATTAGCTTATTATCAGCTGTGTTATACCACAGATCACCTTCCTGAAGATTCTCATCGTCAGATGCAGGTGCTGCGGCTTGTACGAACTGTTGGTCCGCGATTTGATGCAGAGCATCTTGAATATTCGTAGCAGTAATAGAACCTACAGGGGAAAAAGAAATATCTCCTGCGTCTCCCACTGCTACCGAATTGGTTGTTATAACTACTTGATCGGTAGTTACAGTTATTTCGTTGCCTGTAGTCTCGGTTACAGTAACTATGACACTCATAGTTATAGTCCTGGACTAATTGTTGCTCTTCCTTCCATTAAGCGAGTTACAGTACCGCCACCAGAAGTCATATCTACGTCGTATATGTATTCTATAGCAGCATCTAAAGCGCCTGTTTGTGCAGGACTAAGAGATATCTTAATAGCACCTGTAGCGCTATTAACAACAGAGACTGTCATACTCACAGGTGTATCGTCGTAGTATGACTTAGCCATTTTAGCATCAAAACTGTACCCTGAAATATTTAAATCTGTACCTGCAGAGGAGTCGATAGCCATTTGTAGCTCCCATGAAGAGCCTTGCTCAATACTTAAATTATAGATACCTGCTGACATAATTAAAATCCTTAATAAAATCTCACCCCTTTTGGCTATTTACCATAAAGGGATTTATACTTGTTAAAAGGTGCCCACCAAATTATTT